ACCCCGCCCTCGCCGCCGCTGGCATATCCCCCGGCCCCATCACCCATTCACGCCGCCCCGATCGGGCCGGAAAAGCGCAAAAAATAACCGCCCCGGTGCTATCCGGGGCGGCGTTCACTTATTCAGTTTTAGTATGTCAATCAAAATTTGCACCGGCAGGAAAAGCAGCAGAAGAATAATATACAATCTTATCCAACCTCCACAATTTTCAAAACATGATAGCGCCCTAACACGGTATAAATAGCTGACTTATTCGGCGCGTATAGCTCCATAATTCCATAGTAGCGAGTTTTCACCCAATACACCCGGCAAAACTCACGCAAGGAAAACGCCCACCCGCCAATTTTAACAACAGGAGTTTGCAACGTTTTTATTGTTGCGAATTGCCTATAATATTCCTTTATGGCGTTTTTATCGCCGTTTTCGTATGCCGCAATGGCTACAGCAACGCGGGATTTTAACGCGCTTTCAATCGGCACGGGCTCCCAATTCACAAATCGCCAATAATTCATAATTAAACCCCCATTCTAATACATTCATCAAGCGGGATTTTGTACCCGTCAACCCTAAAAAATGCGCTGTCTTTATCGTTTGCGGGGTAATAGATTTTACACCGATGAAAACGCCGAGCGGCTTTCCCGCCGTACCAACAACCCGAAACACAATAAACAAAATCATTTACACCGCATTCAATGCCCTTTATTTCAAGCCCATTCAAGCCGCTGTAATAGGCGATACTTTCCCGGCTTTCGCAATACTCGCGTTTATTCATGGCGTGTTACCTCATCAATAAATGCCCTTGCAAGCTGTTTAAGCTGTTCCCGCTGTTCCTTCCACGCAAGCGAATAATTATAGCGGATTTTTTCCGCGTCCGTTTCGTACCGTTCCCGCAATTCATAGGACGGGCGAATATTTCCGAATGGGGCATATCCGGTCACAATGGCAACCCCGCCGCCCATATCGTAAATATCAGCCGCCCACCCCTCGCGGCGTACCGTGTACGCAACCGGGCTTTCATAATTCAAAAGGTTTTGCAATCCGCAATAGGGCACGCAAATAATATCATTGTAATTCGCCCGGATTGCCTTTTGTGTTGTCTTGAATTTCATTTAACACACCCCTTTCAATAATTCATGTTGCTAGCTGCACGGCGGTTATACATGGCTCTTAAACTTTCGGCGGGGGTCATATCCGCCGCCATACTGTAACGGGGCGTTTCTTCCACCGAAAGCGCGTCCCACCATGCTTTCCCACCACCATTTATATTATAGAATGAAAGAAAGCTATTTACATGGCGCATTGTAGTAACAGAATAACCGCCCCACATACGAACGAACCGCCCCGCCGCCGTGATACGGCAAACAAAAGTATTATAGGACTGTAAAACTTTTTCGCCGTTTTCCGTTTCAATGATTTTCGCCTTTCCGTAAAAACTCTTTGCCCGATCAGAACCGCAAACGGGTAAATCAAAAATTTTTTTCATGATATAAGCCCCTTTCAAAATTCAATTTGCATTTACTGCCTTTCGGTAAATACAAGATAGCATATTTGTATTTACCTGTCAAGTGTAAACGCAAAAGAAAATCAAGATTTTTTGTAAATGGGGGCGCTATACATTATAAAGGGCAAAAACGCGGCCCCGATCAGGCCGGGCACCGACAGCGCCCACGCGGCCCCGGTAGAACCCGCCGCCGATCAGCCGGGGAAAGGAAAAGCCGCCGACCTCGTGGGGAGATCGGCAGCTCTGTCAAAGTCGCTGACCCTCGCCGGAAAGTCGTAAAGTCGTTCGGGCGAAAGTCGCAAAAGTCGTGGAAAAGTCGTAAAGTCGCTCGGCATAGTCGTAAGCTATAGTCGCAAAAGTCGCTCAATCCTCCGAGTCATAGTCGCCGGATGCACCAACCACATCTTCGAGATACTTCTTCTCCAAGTCCTCAGCGGGAACCTGATCTCCGAGCTGCTGGTTGGGTGTCAACACGACCTCCTGCTTGTCCGCATAGCCCATGTTGTTCTTCATCAGGAAGATACCGGCGACCGGATTGATCTTCCCGTTCTGCATATAGTTTTCCATCTGAGCGTTCAAAAAATAATACGCCTTTTTTAGTGTGGTACGACTTTCGGTGGGGATATAGGCGCTATCCACACCATTACACCAACACCACAGAGTTTTTCTATCAACCCCGAACGCCAATGCCATACCAGCAACAGAGGGTTTCATATCATCTTCGGCACAAATCCGAAAGTAATTCCCAATACGCTCAGTCACAGCTTCCGGTTTGGTCATATCCACAGCAGGCCAGTCCCACATTTTCAGATCGTGTTCAATAAACTTCCGATTATCTCCCGGTTGAAGCTGTGCGGTACTATCGGGCCGCTTATTACCGCCAGTACCTTTCGGTCTGCCACGACCGCGCTTTTCCACAATTTCATCTGCCATAGTCGTTTTCTCCTTTCAAAGTCGCCAAGGTGATAAAGGTGAGTAATCGGGTGCATTTCCCTATAACTATTTCTATATACGCGCGTATAAGAGAGAGTTATAGGCATTTATGCCCGATTACTCACCTAACTCACCTAAAATACGAAAAACAATTTTTCAAAACGCGCCAATTTGAAAAAAGTCTTTGCAAAAACACTCACCTTTATCACCTTTATCACCTAACGGCGGCGTCCGATATATTCATCAATGCTAATCCGCAATGCGTCCGCAAGCAGCTCGATAGTATCAATTCGCCCATTTCGCGCTGTGCCACGTTCCAGTGCGTAGATCGTGGTTGCGGGCACACCTGAAATCCGCGACAGTTGTGTTGCTGACATCTTAGCCCTATTACGTGCTTTACGCATACTCTCGCCCTTTGTCATTACCATTTTGTGCTTCACCCTTTCGGAACAAGATGAATATCTTTGTCTACACGTTTTCTTGTGTCGGCATCATCCAGCTTGCAATCTCCCATGATTTCATGCACGGCATCATGCAGAACGGACAGTCTTCGTGCATCTTCTTCGACGGAAATAGACTTGATGTATTCAACAATCAGCTTCGCGTCATTAAGTGTCCAATGCGGGATTCGTCCATTGCCAAACAGCCGCCTCCCAATGGCATTAACCGTTGCCGGTGAAAGCCCAAGCTCGTAAGCGATTTCTGCGTTTGTATAAATAACTTCACCTTTTGCGTTAATCATTTTCTTTCCTTTCTCCGTGCTTCATCAGCGTTCTTCATGTAGATAACCATCGCACATCGCAAAATTCTTTATATATTGGCTTTTCTCGCCAATAATACATCTCGAAGCTGACTTGCTTGACAAACTACACACACGATGCCAACCGTTTTCGGACAGGATGGCGCGTGCGTTAATACAAGTATCACAAAGCATTATTTTCGCACCCCCGCCCGCGTCTCAGTCAGCACCCCCCCGCATCTTTCGGCTTAAAAATCACGACCATGTTCGGGAACGGCGCGCTGTTTTTGCTGCCGCCGAATTTCAGTCGCCCACGCACGAACCGTGTCTCGACGTTCGGCTGCTTATAGATATACGTGTGGAACCATCGCGTGTCCGTCCGCGCGGGCAGCAGCATGACGATGGTGTTGTTATTCACGGCGTTCTCGTAGCTGGCCTTTTGCACCCACTTGTCGATCTTCCGACCGTATGGTGGGTTGCACCACACCGCGCCCGTCCAGGGCTGTTTCAGTCCATCCTGCTCTCGCGTATAGTAACGGGGGCATTTGTGGTTTTGTGCGTCTGCGGCGGCATCCAGCGTAAAGCCGAATTCCGCGTCAAGCATGTCAAAAAAGTCCTGTGGGGTCTCCCACAAATCAGTTTTGCTGGAAAACAAAACGTCTTTATTCATCCTCACACCCCCGCGTCCCACCGCGCCTGCTGCATAAACGACAACTGCTGGCGCAGGTCGTCGATCATCCTATCTTTACGCGCGAGTATCTCTTCATAAATTGCGCAGTTCTTATTCAGTTCCAAAAAATTGGATTCAAATTTAAGGTGCTGGACGTGTTCTTCACGCGCATATTTTAAGAGTATCTGTACTGCACATCGAGCAGCCGGTGAAAAATCAGTACAAGAGTACGGCCGATCCAAAAGCTCCTGTACGTTTTTGATTTCTTCTGCATCCGGCGTAAATTCAAACTCTTGTGTGTAGTTTCCCCATTTTTCGTTACCCATAACACCTTTCCTTCCTTTCAAAGTTGTGGAGGGAGATCATCTTTTCACGGGTGAGTTTGTCAACCACTCGACCGATCTCAGAGTAGCCGCAGACCGCCGCCAGCCGTTCAAGGTTGCCCTTGGTCTGTGCCGTGACTACGATGGAAATACGGCGAAGGTTCTTTTTCTCAGTTTTCATCACTTTCCTCCGTGAACACGGTTCCCTCGAACCCTTCCGCTCTGCCGAGAAGTCTCCACAGCCCTTCTTCCTGTTCACCACAGCAGGGACAGGACTTGGCGGCGATTTTTCCGAGCTTCTGAGGAAAGTCCTCGTCTTCCTCAACATACAGAAGGTGTTCACATTTACGGCACATGAAGACGGTGAACATTGAGGGTAGTGGGATAGGCCGCTTTCGTCCACAACGATGACAGACCCACTCGTGCTTCCAGTCTTCACGAGTCATTTCATTGCCACATACACACTTTTTACTCATGTTTATCCTCCATTCGGTCACAATCGTCAGAGATTGCACAATCCTTGCAACCCTCGTAGTAGAAACAGTCCCGGCAACAGGAAATGACAGGCATACACCGCTCAGCGTATTCTTCACGGTTGGCAGCGGGGCAAGTGCCATCAACGCAGGCAACACCCACATAATCGGAACAGTATTCAGGTTTCATCATCGCTGTCCCCTTCTGTCAAAGCTCTTGCGAGATCGTCAATCATCTGGTGCATGACTCTATCGCCAATATCATCTTCGTTCTGACACCAGAAGGAGAATTTCAGGTGTAGCAGCTCATGCACCAGCGTCTTTTCAAAATTGAACGGCACAATGCGGTCGCCGTAGCAGGCAGGGTTGATGATCTCAATACGAGCGATCTTAATTGCTTCTGACCACTCGGTACAGCCTGCGGTATTACGCACCATCATTTCTTCGGGGTGAAGGTGGGTCAACAGCTTTATCCGCCACTCCTGCAAGCAGAGTTTCTGTTTCCACTTTTCCAGCAGGGCGAGTTCATCATTGGTGGCAATCATACTGTCACCTCTTGTTTACGAGGGAGCTTCACGGTGTTACCATCTTTCAGATCATCAGTGCCGAGTTGATAGGACACCAACTGCATACCGTGAGCCGTGACCTCTACACCATTGAAGAACCCCGCAATAATGCCATCGGGAATATCAAGAGTAATTTTCATTACGAACGCTCCTTCACAATGCGGATTTTTCTCAGGCGCTTGCCGCACCGCTTACAGACTTCATAATTGCTCTGCCAACGATGAGAACCATTACGGTACTTGACCTGAATGTGAACATACGGGTCTACCGAGTGAATACCGAAGCGGCAGAGGATAGAGTTACATGAACGG